CTCTTGCATTAACGAATGGACCACAACCTGCACAGGGTTATGTGGTAACTTCCGTGAAAACGGATACAATAACAGCATATTGATCCTGTGAGGGCACAGCTCAGCATATTATTACAATCAATCCAGCTCCATTGGGCAGCACTAATAGGTACTATTATGACATTTTTCATGCCTATATGGGGGCTTTTATTCTTAATAGGATTTGCAATTATCCTGGATACCATTACAGGTATCTGGAAAAGCAAAAAAAATAACATACCATTCAGCAGCCGAGCCTTATCAGCCATTGCGAGTAAGTTAGCACTATATGAGATAACTGTTATTCTATTCTATCTCATTGACTATTTCATACTTAATGGCATCATTATAAAGTTTTTTTCTATAGATTTACTCCTCACTAAGATAGTGGCATTGATCCTGGTATCAATTGAGGTAATCAGTATTAATGAAAATTACAAGGCAGTCAGAGGGCTAGATTTATGGGATAGTGCTAAGAGGCTATTCAATAGAGTAAAGGAGATTAAGAATAATACAGACGAAATATGTACACCAGACAACAAATCGAGCGAGCCGTAAAGGAGAAAGGTTATAAGTGGTTTGAAGATACCGCAAATAAAGGTTATGATGTTAACATTGTAGGCATACGCAACAATGCCCCTTCCATAGCTGATAAGGTTACGAATGTTTTCGATGATCATATTACCATTACTTATAAAGATAGCTTAGGTAACTGGAATTTCTTTTGTTGGAATGCAACTACCGATCCAGGGAAAAAAGGTGTACAGCAGTTTCATAATGCAAAAGGGGTAGCTAGATTAGTACCTGGTCAATACAGAGCAACGTGGAAAATAGACAAACACCAGGGCAAATATGATGCACTATGCCAGAGGCTAGGAGAGGTTACTGTATGGAGGGATGGCAACAAGGATCTAAAATTCGATGAGGTGAAAACCGACAGGGGTATCTTTGGCATAAACATCCACAAGGCAGGTACTGACAGCACATGGGTAGAGAACTGGAGCGAAGGATGTCAGGTATTCAAGAGGGTAAAAGATTTCGAGACCTTCATGTTTATTTGTAAAAAGGCAGCTAAGATACATGGCAATTGCTTCTCTTATACATTACTAGAGCTATGAGGTTATTATTTATATTTATTATTGTCATTACGGCATATTCCTGTTCAAAAGAGCTGAAAGTACAATACCATTTAAGAAAAGCAATTGAGAACGGCCTTAAAATTGAGCAGGGTAGTGATACTATCCAAGTGCTGAAGGTGGACAGCTTCCCTGTTATTGTTAATGATACCATCGTATGGGAGAAAATTATCGCATATCGCGATACGGTAATACACACCAAAGTACTAGAAATCCCTAAAACCAGATGGCAGACCAGGATAGAGTATCGTGAGAGGGTAAAGACATTGAAAATCAAAGGTGATACAGAGGTAAAGGTGATAAGAGAGCAGGCAAAAGCAGCCGCAGCAGTTAAGGAGGTAAAGTACCGCACCAGATGGTGGCCTTTTGTTGTGGGTTTGATCCTGGGATTAATCATACCATACCTATTGCAGGGAGGCCTACTAGATAGGCTGGCCCTATGGAGAAAAATATGATAAGAAAAAGGCTTTTTTACGACATTGAGACCAGTTTTAATGTTGGAGTATTCTGGAGAACAGGGTACAACATCAATATAAACCCTCAGGATATAATCCATGAGAGGGCAATCATATGTATATGTTATAAATGGGAAGGTGAGGAGGAGATTCACAGCCTAACATGGTCAAAGAACCAAAGTGATAAGGCCATGTTAAAAGAATTTACCAAATTATTGGCACAAGCTGATGAGATTGTGGCGCACAATGGTGATAATTTTGACCTTAAATGGATACGCACAAGAGCGTTAATACATGGCATTGATGTTATGCCATCACCTAAGACCATTGATACTCTTAAATTGGCCAGAAAATACTTTAATTTCAATAGCAATAAACTTGACTACATAGCTAAATTTCTACAGGTAGGTGCTAAGATGGAAACTGGAGGCTTAGATCTATGGAAAGATATAGTTTTCCGCAAAGATCAGCAGGCCCTGGATAAGATGGTAACCTATTGCAAGATGGATGTGCAGGTACTTGAGAAGGTATATAATAAGATACAGGCATATACATTGCCTCAGCACAATTATGCCGTTCAGCATGGAGGAGATAAGTACGAATGTGTGGAATGTGGAGGTACTAACTATCAATATAACAAGAAGGTAGTAACTAGAGCAGGTACTGTCCATCATTGGGTAAAATGTAAGGACTGCAACAGCTACAATAAGCTCAGCCAATTGATTTTTGGCAAATATCAAGAATATATATATAGAAAGAAAAAAAATATTTTCTAGCTAATTCCTTTATTTTACAAGGGTTTCCGTACATTTTAATATTAAAATTATGTTAAAAATGTTAAAAAGTCGGTATAAATATTTGCATATATGAAAATAAGCAGTAATTTTACAGAGTCAATAAGGCACAAAACCCATAAAAAAAATGATTATGAAAATTTCAGAAATTACAATTAAGAGAACTTCAAGCTACGGCCATTACCGAGTAACTGGAGTAGTAGAAGGTACAGAGGTATCATGCATCACTACCAATAGCGAGGCATTTGATTACCTGAATGATTATGATGATGCGGATAAACAAGCTGCAGCTCAAGCTCATTGCGAGATGATTCTAGAATTAACCTACGAAAACTTATAATTATGAAAGATCCCTATGTAAACAGCTTAGTTAGCTTTATCGTGTTAGTAGGCATGACAGCCGTAATGTATTACTCTTGAAGCTGAATTCGAGATCTTTAATTATTGTGGAGATTTTAAATTCAGAATGTTCAGAGATGAAACTTTTGATATATATGATGTGCAGGCATACACATCAGAAGGTGATGATCATATCATGAGCTCTACGCAATTAGATGGCCTTAATTATTGGCTCCAGGAGCTCATCAATGAGAAAGGTATCTGCTATGACAATGGATATAGCTATCATGAATGGGATGAACACGCAATCAACGGCCTATGAATCTATATGAGATGGCCAGATGGTGGCGGAAGCAGAGCCTACCACATGACAGGGGAGGTTCTTTTAATGTAGAATTATATTTAGAAATATTAAAAATTAAATACCAATGTTTAGATTACTGTACTACGCAGGAGGAAGCCTCAGAGAGAGTTACGACTTCCCCACAGAAGCCCTTGCAAACTGGAAAGCCAGAGAGCTGTACCGATTAGGTACCCATAGATTAGGCCATTTTATAATTGAGAAGCTATGAACCAACACAAAATATACAGGGTGCTAAGGCTCATGCAGCTTCTACAGGCAAAGCCCAGGACCGTTAGGAGCATGGCCAGGTACTTAGGCACCAGTGAGCGCACAGCATATAGATACATTCAGCTTTTTATGAAGCTAGAGATGCAAGTAAAAAGGGACCAATTTAATAAATACTTTATAGAACAAAAATGAACGAAGAGAGATACAAAATAGCAACAGATCTAAACCAGGATATAATTGATATCATTGAGGAGTATCAATTGAATATACCAAAGAGAACACCAGAGATAGCATTCAAACGTTTTTTCTTGTACAATTTCCTGCATAAACGCAGGCACCTATCTACGACAATGATCGGCAGAATGTTTGGGAAAAACCATGCAAGCGTTATTCACGGAATCAGAGAGCATGAGTACTGGTGGAAAAAGAAGGATCCATACTACCTCAGAGCTGTCTACCCATTACCAGAGCTCATTAACCACAGCAGAGAGGATGTAAACAGCTATGATGTGAAGGTAATGCACCTGGATGATCAGGAGGTAAGGCTCACCATTACCGGTGTTTTTTCTCCAAAGATGTTAACATCTATTGAACAAGTCATGCAACGTGAAGAAATTGGCCGTATCTTTACCCCATCATAATTATAATGTGGGTTATAATTGAAGGGAGTCAAGGCTCCCTTTTTTTGTCATGACATCATGACGATGTGTCAAATCTCTTTATATACCCCCCTTAAGATATGAGTAACTTTTTTTTTAAAACTTTTGCAATTTTATCGTCATATCGTCATGAAATCGCTGAAACGTAAGCCTGTATTGATTTATAGCCATGACGATAAAAAAAAATTATCGACATTTGTTGTCCGTATTGTGTCATTAATTATATTTGTACCCTATGTATAACCCCACAATTTCAGTTTTTAGGAGTTTATTCAATTCCAAAGAAACACCATTCAAGCTCACAGCTCTAGAAGTATTTAACCGTATTAAGCAGGGCAATCCTGATATCATTGCCAAAATTAAACGGGTAAGGTCTGGAGATCCTGAAAGCAAGAACCAGCTCATGGCCATAATGTTTAATGGTACCTTTAATGAGCGCAAAGATGATGGCCTGGTAAACCATTCTGGATTATGTATCCTGGACTTTGATAAGTACCCCAACGAGAAGGTACAGCAGGAGGAACGTAAACGGCTCATGGAGTGCCCGTATGTTTATATGCTATTTACCTCCCCATCTGGTAATGGGCTCAAGGTAGTAATAAGGATACCAGAGTCAGATAAGTTTGAGCACAAAAGGAGGTTCAAAGCCTTTGAGCAGTATATACAAAGTGATTACTTTGATACGGCTAATAGTAACGTATCGAGGGTATGCTTTGAAAGTTACGATCCAGATGCCTACCTCAATGAATTTTGCGAGATATATACAGATATCTCTGAGGATGTTGGTTATCATGTATCTGAGAAGCTCCCAGTATTAGCTATTACTAATGAGGATAGAATCATTGATTTAATCATGCGCTTTGATCATGGCAATTTTTCAGCAGGCAGAAATAACTGGATATACAAGGTAGCCTGTTGCATGGCTGAGTACGGAGTCGATGAGTATGCTGCTAAGGATTACCTGCAACAATATCAGCAGGAGGGTTTTACCCTCCATGAAATAATGGTTACCATTGGGAGTGCATACAGAAAGGCACCATTTGGTACCCGTTACTTTGAGGATAACAGCACAGTAAAGAAAGTAAAGATAAAGCTCCAGGATGGCATCTCTGAGGATGAAATTCAAAAGCAACTAGGTGTTAATGGTGGTATCATTGAATCCGTTAAGAAAGAGGTGCAGAATGTGGATGATGTATTCTGGCAAAATGATGGAAAGAAATTAACCATTTTACCCCATGACTATGCAAAATTTCTCCATAAACATGGCTTTGCTAAGTACTACCCAGAAAGGAGTAATAAGCCTACCTATGTATATATACAGGAAAACAAGGTACAGGAGAGCTCCGTGGAGCTGATAAAGGATTTTGTACTTAAATACCTATTGGCTAAGGATGAGCTGGATGTATATAACCATTGCGCTAAGAGTGCTCAGCTGTTTACTGAGAGCCATCTGAATATGCTAGAAAGTATTAACATGAAAATACTCCAGGATACCAGAAATGCATCATATATCCCATTTCTTAATGGAGTGGTAAGGGTAACAAAGGACCAGATAGATCTACTCAGCTACATTGATATTGATGGATACATCTGGAATGAGCAAATCATAAAGAGAAACTTTAACCGATTACCAGATCATGCTAATAATTTTCAGGATTTTGTACATAAGGTATCTAATCAGGATCAGGATAGGATAAAAGCAATGGAAAGCACCCTAGGGTACCTTATCCATAC